GCTTTCTTTCTTAAAAAAAGAAGATGGTATAGTAGAACAAAAAAAAGAACAAAATCTGTTGATGAATATGACTGGAACACACCTAGAAAAGAAAAAAAGAAATGATAAAGTACTTGTTGGTAATAAAGATATGCTATGCAGTTGCACAATTCTGTGGACCAGGATTAGAAAGTAATAATCTTTATGATAGTTTTCGTGATTGTGCTTTAGACGGATATACAAAATCACATGAGATTATATTATCTATGCCTCCAACTCAAGTAGAATCAACACAAACAATTATAAAATTTTATTGTATAAAAAAGGAGACTGACCCAGTTCCTTTAAAAGGAACTCCTATTTAGGAGTGGTACACATCTCTTGCTATTTTTTCTAAATAGTCATGTAACTCTGTAAAATTAGTTTTGCATTCTCTTAACATAGCAACTATAACTCCTGCATTTTCTTTTTTAAAATGTAAAGGAATTTTATCTGAGGGATAAGTTTTAAGTTCAGTAATAAACTGACCTTGATTATTAATAATCAATTTGAAGCCCATCAAGTCGGCTTCTTTTCTCTTAACCCTTTTGGATTTATTTAATTTTCGTGGGAGTTGCACTAGCTTTTTTCATTAAGTCAACAAAAAATTCGTCATCACTTTTATCTTTCCTTAATTTAGTTAAAGGTTTATCACCCTTCTTATATACTTCTACACTTCTAACTCTAACAGGATTTGTCATAAAAACAGGTAGTCTTGGATTATCTAAAGTTTTAACCATAAAGAATCCATCATCTGCTATACCAAATGTTTGTATGTTCTGTATATCTAAATCATCCGAACCAACTAAACATAATCTCATATGATAAGTAGTAGGTTTACCTTCAACTGGTTTTCCTTTCATGGAAAAAACTTTATTTTTTTCTTCCACTTATTTATCTCTTATAATACGTTTTCGTAAAGCTCTTATAAGCTCTTCGACTTTATCTATAATAGCAATTAAAGATTTATCTTTTATAAAAGATTGTTCTTCTTTTAACTTATCATATTCTTTTAATGGAATTGAAACATAAGATTCTCTTTGTGTTTCATTCTCATAAGTTAAATTTTCTCTGTCTTCTTGAGACTCATTCATCTACAGCCTCTGTATTATCAACTTCAATTGACTCAATTTTTTCTGCAAAATAATCTTTACTAACAAAACTTGGTTCAGTATTAACCTCACCGATAGCACCACTTTGTCCATCATCATCTATTAAAGTATCTATACTTGTTGTATTTAGTTCATTTAACTTTTCATTATTTCTAGTTATCTTCTTTTTTAGATGGTCTTTTAATTCACCTATTCTTATATATAAAATTTTATCTATAGATGGATTAATTCCATACATAGGTAAATCATTAAGAGCTGAAATAATTCTTCTAAATCCTCTAGCTCTTTTTTCTAATTGAGTTATTTGTGCTTCATTAATCGTCATAATCCCTTTCCAATATCATTTCTAAATAATGCATAGCTTTTTCTATATCCTTCCTCTTTCCTTTTCTTTGATGTCTACAAATATATTTAATAGCATTACCTTCTGCAAACTCTAAATTATTTTCATTAATAAATTCTGCAGGTTGAATCTTCATATGACTATAATGAGACCCATCTACTTGTTTACTTAATGAAGTATAGGTAGTACCTTTAAACATATCTTTACTTGTCATAACTTATTCCTAAATGAAACAAGTGGGAGACATACATATAGTTTATTAACAATTTTCCTTTCATAATTAATTAACACTCCCACTTAATTACATAGCAAGAGGACCTTCTTCAGCCATCCTTGCTCTTCTCTTGTCTCTTTCTGTAGGTTCTAAACTATTATTCAAATCATCTATAGTCCAATGAGGATTCTTTTTTAATTTTTTAACAATCCATTTATAAGACCAAGGTTGTAAACGTAGAGTAGTTCCTTGCCAATAATGAGTTTGATTAGGTAATAATTTAAATACATTCTTAACATTAACTTTCTTTTGTTCTTCAGCATTTAATAAACCTTTAAGCCACTCAACCATAATATGTTTAGCTTTGTTTCTTATCCTACTCATTTGTTTAGTATTCATTTCTAGCTTTTCTTTTTACAATATATGTTAATAATTTATCTGATTTTGAAAATTGCTCTAACCTATTATCAGCAAGATGTTTAAATCCTGGTCGTTTTCTGTTACGACAAAACTTATCTCGTTCATTAGCTTGTCTTTGTCTTCGGTCTAAACCTAAAAAAACTTTATCATTCCACATCCACTTATCCCACAATGTATAATGAACATTATTTGTGTCTAACCATTTTGCAAATCTTTTCATAGTATTTATTTTTAATAAATTAATTTTCATTATTCTGTATCCATCATAGGAGCATTAACAATAGGTTCTAATTCATCCTGTAATTTTTCAGATATTGTTTGAGAACCATTACTACTCATATTATAAAAAGTATATTTAACAGTTAGTTCATCTCCTCCTGCAATATCTTTTATAGTAACTAAATTATATTTAATATAATTATCAGTATGTAATTTTGTTTTAACACAATTAGGGTCATCTGAATGATTTACAAATCCACCTAAAGGTGTACGAATTAATTCATCCTTTATCTTAATATGAGATGTTCCAAGATTTGTACCCTGTTTTAGAAACAATAAAGTAAACAAACCAAATCCCTGTATCTTACTCTTCTCAATTCTAAGTCCTTCAGGTAATGGTTTATACAGCTTTTCTTTTTCCATAAGTTTTTAATTCCTCTGAAAAGTTTGGAGTTATCTCTTCAACATTCGGTTGTCTATTTACTTCAGCTAAATAAACATATCTATTAGAATATTTAAATACTCTTAATCCTTTTCCATCATTAGCATCTTTATAACATTCCCATTTATGTGCACAAAACTGACAACCAATAGGTAAAGATTTATTTCCACCTTTAGTTTCAGATAATTGATAACACCTATCAGGTGGTGAATTTCTTTTTAATGTATCTTGTAAAGTTTTAATTAAAGTTGGAACATTAGGTTTAGCTAACTCATCAGGTTTATAGAAACAAACATCTCCAGTTGATTTATCCATAACCAAGAAGCCACCTTTGTTAGTGCCCATACCTGCTTCATATCCTGATAGCTGGGCATGATAACCAAATGGGTCATCACCAACTAACTCACCTGTTTTAAATTTCTTAAAACTAAATGAGGAAGCTGACTTAACATCACATACTTCACCATCTACTGTCGCATCTATATGTCCTTTAATATTATCTATCTCTACTTTCTTTTGTTGGTCTCCTATTTTATGTCCAGTTAATTCTGCTAGATATAATAATAAATGTTCTAGTATATGTCCATATAAAAATTTAATATTTAAACTAGCATCATAATCTTTAGTTTTCTTTGGACTAAATCTATCATACCATAATTGTCTAGGTGGTTTACCTAGCACAGACATTCTTAACTTCCCATCTTTTTCTCTAATAGGATTGTTCCATGAATTAAAAGCTTCCTTAATATTACTAAGGAACTTATCCATGTTCTCTTCTGTTACGTTAGCAGGTTTACCATTTGATATTCCAGCTACTAATTTTTTAATATCAGTTGCTATTGTATCAATGCGTTTCTGCCCAGTTGTTTCCGATTTTATATTTTCCATCTAACGGACACCTTATTTTTAATTCCTTTCCTGCATCTATAATTGCCTGTACTCCAAGCTTTCCAAATTCTTCGGCTCGGCTTTCTTCCACTTCATATTGGAATTCATCATGTACATTTACAATTGGAAATGCTTTTATTTGATTCTTTATAACATAATCCTCTACCCTTGTCAACGCTTTCTTCATAACACACGCACCAGCACCCTGTAATAGCGTGTTTAACGCAGCGTGAGGGTGTCTTATGAGGATTTTTCTTTGGTCGAGACCTCTGAGCCATCTTTTTTTAGCCACTCCATCCACTCTTTCTCGTAGTCGTTTAAAACTTGGTGTAGCTCTAAGAAATTTTTCTTTAACTCTTTCTCCATCTCCTTCAGACCTTTTGATGATACTTCCGATTTTTTTTGAACCTGCTCCATAAATGAGTGCGTAAATAAATGTCTTCGCCTCATCTCTTGACCCCAAACCAGCATTAATTTGATTTGTTGTGTGTATATCTCCATTAATGATTTCATTTGTATATCCTTTATCGTTCATGTAATGTGCTAACATCCTCAACTCAAGTCCTGAAGCATCAACACCTACTAATTTATAACCTTTATTTACTATCCATAATGCCCTACATTCTTTTCCATAAGGTGAGTACACAGCAGGAACCTGTGCCATATTGGGCGATTGATGGCTCATTCTTCCTGTAACTGTACCATTGGTAATTACTTTGCCATGTACTCTACCATCTTCTCTAATAGCTTCAATCCAAGAACTGACTTGAGCAATTCTTTTCTGAAGAGTGAGAAATTTTTTTATAAGTTCAGCTTCAGGAATATTTTTAATCTCCGATAAAACTTTTTCATCAACTATTGTATGTCCTTTATCTGTTTTCTTTTTAGGTTTCCATCCCAGTAATACTAATCGTTCAGCTATTTGTTGACGTGAACCTAAATTAAATTCTTTATATTTAACCTTTGTAAAAGGAACTCCCTTTACATATCCTCTCGTTTTATTATTAGACTTAGGAATAAATTCTGTTTCTACTTTTAATGGAGGAAAAGTTTTTCTTACAATTAATTGTAGGTTATTCATATCTTCCTGAAACTTTGCCTGTAACATATGAGCACCTACAACATCTATTAAAAATCCTTTTTGATGTTGTCGTTGTATAATCTTTGCAACCTTATGCTCTAATGCAATAGACTCTCCAAAGTCTGTCATTTTTTTGCAAAGAAAGTTATATAATTTTTCTGTTAAATTAACATCATTCCTACAATACTTTAACATCTCTTCACTAAATTTATCAAAGATATCAAACTCTGTTTTTTTATGATAGAGTTTTTCACCCCAATTTTTTAATGAATGACCACCTTCTATCATAGGATTAAGTAGTCTAGATAAAACTAATGTATCAGTTACTTTACAATTTTTAAATAAATCATAACCAAAATATTTATTTAAAACTGGAATATCAAATCCAATTATATTATGTCCTATAATTTCTTTAGTTTTTTTTATAAACTCTTCAAACCTATTTAGTCTATCTTCTTTAAATTGATAGTAAGTATTATTATGTTTACAAATGATACACCAAATTTTATCGGCAGTAATAGTTGTTTCAATATCAAATATTACTTTATCAAAAATCACTTGATGTTACCTCTGCTAATCTACCAGTATCCATATCATATTTTAAATCACAACATGGTCCAGTAATACCTGAGAATCTATTCTTTAATACTCTAACCCTTGTAGTATGTCGGATTTCAGGGTCATCATTCTGTGCATCTCTCTCAAGTCCAATAACCATATCACTTAGCTGACCGATAGAAGCACTCCCTCTAAGCTGTGAGAGAGACGTAGAGGCACCTTCCTCATGTCCCTTGCCATCAGGTCTCCTTAAATGTGATACTACTATCATACCAACCCCAGTCTCTTGTACAAGAGTTCTAAGTCTAGTCATGATTTCATCTAATGCTCTTCTCTCATCTCCGTGAGACTGGTCTGATACTATTATACTAACATGGTCTATAATAATATATTTACAATCTAAACCTTTTGCTAAATATCTAACTCTTGAAATTATATTATCAATAGAGTTAGAACCAAAATGGTCGAACATAAATATCCTACCAGTACCCACAGTAGCATCAAAATATTTTCTTAATTCTTCTTTACCAATATGAACATCAGGTAAATGTAATCTTTGATTAGCTTCGATACTCATTATCCCTTTAGAAGTTATTACTGGAGTTTCTTCCAGCATTAATAAACCAAGTTTCTCTTCTGTGTTTTTTAATAAATGATGTACTAACTCTCTAACTACTTGAGTCTTACCTAACCCACTACCTGCAGTAAAGGTAACTAATTCAGAAGTTCGTAAACCATAAGTCATTTTATTTAATCCTTCAAAAGGATACTGAACAAATGATTGTACAGCAGGTTTACTTATCTCATCAAATAAAGTATTGGCATTAATAATACCATCAGGAGCAAATCGTTTTGCATCCCAAAATGCTTTAGTATAAATCTGTATTTTATTTTTAATTAAACAATCCGAAGCATCTTTAAATTCTTCAGGAAGATACATAATTTTACATTTCCCAGGAGAAAATAATTCAGCTACTCTAAACGCACCCTCTTTACCTTGCTCGTCATTATCAAAATTAATTATAATATTTTCAAATTGTTCTAACCATTCAAGACTACTCTTAATATCTTTAACTGCAGAAGCTACACCATGTTTAATACTTACAACTGGAGTAGTGTACTTACCTTTATCAAACATTTGATATGCTGATAAACAATCTAACTCACCTTCAGTTATTATTATAAATTTATTTTTAGAGAATAAATGTTCACCAAATAATCCTGCTTGACTTGTATTACCATCTAAACTAAATTCTTTTAATTTTGTATATCTTGTCTTGGTTGCAATTTTTGCACCTTGTCTATCGTGATAAGGATAATAATGGTTTATTATACTACCCATACTATCTAACTTAACAGTAACCCCATATTTTCTACAAGTATTTTCTGAAAGATTTCTGTCTACTATTTCTACAAAATCTGATTGAGTTGTAGAAGTATTCATTTTATATTTCTGTTTACCATTTGTTATCGGTTGTGTTTCCATATCATATTCTTTTATAAATTGCATACACGAAAAACAATAAGCCGAACTA